TCTTTTCCTGAGTCATCGGTATCTTCAAACCCTTCAAGGTCTAAATCTACCTGCATTTCTAATATTGTATGGCTTTGATCGTAGTTATAAGTATCTGATTCACCAGTAATTTCGTCATACTTTTTATTGATATCAGAAATTTTTTGTGAGCCATCAGGAATATCTATGTCTCTATAGAAACCATTAACTTGCATTTTTCTAACTACATTAGAAGATTTACGCATAACATGGGTAGCTCTTTCACAAGTTTCTAAATCACTTGCTCCATAGTTAACCACAACATCTTCTGCTGGTACAAAGATAGAACTCGGTCTATCTAAGCTAGGATCAAAGTAAACTTTTCTAAATGCAGAACCTGCCAATGGCAATGAAAATAACATCTTTTCTGTTTCAGTTCTGTACTCTGACATCTCATGTGTCAGCAAGTAGTTTAAGTAATCTTCTACTCTCTGCGATTGTTTTTCTTTTTCTTCTGTAATCTTTCCTACTATTTTAGTTCTGACTGGTCCAGCAGCAGGAAACATTTCTGTAATTGATTGGGATTGAAAGCGTATAACAGCTTCACTAAGCATTGGATGAAATACACCACAAGCTCCTGACCAAGGGGTTGTTCTTTCTTCTATCTTGAGTCCTAGTTGATCTAAACCTTTCGTGTAAGTTTCTTCCCACTCTGATCGTGAGTCTTTGTCTCCGTTGTAGTCACCTACAAGTTTAGAACCTAGCTCTTGCAAAATACCATCATCTATATGATCTGCTAGATTAGAATCAAATTCTATGTCACCTATTTCTTTAGCATTAGGATCAAAGTCAATAATCATTCCACCATCTTCAGTTTCAATTGCTACTGAGTCTGGATTTTCAATAGAAATACTTAATCCTTGTTCTTGAGGGTCTTGTTCTATTGTTCCATCTTCAGGTGTAGCTTGTTGTCTTTCTATAGCCAATTGAATCTCCTAGTAATAATTTGCGGTACGATTATGTTCCAAAGGCTCATCCTCTTCGTCTGAATGTAATGGAATAAAACCACCTTGTCTGAATCTTAACAGAGCTTGAGTAGAGCTATCAACTAAATCGTCATGTTCCATATTAGGAAAACCTGCAAATTCTTCTACCACTTCTTCTGCCCATCTTGTCGAAGGAGCATAAATAACTCCTGAAGCAAAAAGATCAGAGACTGCATTAACTCTTGAAATTTTATCGTTACCCCTGCTTGGTGTGTATTCTTGTACAGGTATACCCATAGCTCGTAATTCAAATATTAAGGGCATACCAGCAGCCTTAGCTTCTACAATGAAGGCATCTGGCTTGTATTCGTTGTATTTTTCCATGGCTCTTGTTTTAAGATCAGGAAACTCTAATCGTTCTTTGTAAGCATCTAACAGAATAACAAAAGGAGAAATCATCCCATCGTCATCTTCTTTATAGAAAACTCCCCATGTAGTACAAGCAGAAAAGTCAGCTCTTTGATTTTTCATGAAAGCTGTATCCCATGACTGGATAATAAACTCACAGTCAGGTGGCTCTCTGTTTTCCCACACTTGCCACCACTCACGCTTAACCAAAGCTCCTTCTTCAGAGGTTGGGTCTTGCTGATATTGTGCCATCCATTTACTGTTGGGTAGCTCGGCTTTCAAAGCCTGTAACTCTTCCATCTTCCAGAATTCTGCCCACAAGGGGTTTCCAGAAGGCATGATTGCAGGAAGCTCTATGACTTCCCACTGGTCAGCACCGCCACGCTTTACACTAGCATCGACTACTTGACCTGTTAAATCTTTGTTGTGCCATCTAGTCATGACCACCACAATTGCACCATTCGGTTGCAAACGCTGTCTAGGACCAGAGGTGTACCATTCATAGGTACGATTGAATACATTGATGTCTGAAGAAGCTCCCTCTTGTTCGGAATGGGGATCGTCAATAATAAGTAGATCAGCACCTTTACCAGTTACCGCACCACCTACACCAATCGCAAAGTAATCTCCGCCTTGGTTTGTGTTCCATCTTCCAGCAGCTTTTGAATCTGACTGCAAACTAACATTGGGAAACACAGCTTTGTAATCGGCACTGTTGACTAAGTTCCTAACCTTCCTACCAAAGCCAACCGCTAGTTCAGCAGTATGGGCAGTCTGGATAATTTTCTTATCTGGGTATTTACCTAAGAACCACGCAGGGAGGAGGTACGAAGCGAACTCACTCTTGGTATGTCGAGGTGGCATATTAATAATTAAACGCTTCAGATCGCCTTTAGCGACTCTCTCAAAAGCATCCGCCATGATCTCATGATGTCTACCATGAATAAAAGCTGACCACATCTCCCCAACAAAGGTCATAAAGTCTTCATGGCATTTCTCTCTGCCTTTGGCTTTTTCTAATTCTTCTAATAGGGAAAGCAATTCCTGCTTTTGATCAGCAGATAAGTTTTTAACTTTACTTAGTACATTCTTATTCATTCTTTTTTATTTCTTTTCTCCATAAAACAAAGAAAAGCAAAATCAAAGCTGGTTGAAGTATTACAAATATAACTATATTAGCTAATGCATAACCCATACCTGTGACTTCTCCAATGAATACTAAAACATCTACGCACCAAAAGAAAAAATCACTTATTAAACTTCCTATAAACTCATACATACAGTAACTCCCTATCTAGTATATACCTACTAGGTAGTAGCTCTTAAATAAAAAAACTTAATAAGTAAACATAGGTAGGCACTCATTAAGTTATTACTGGTTACTAGGTATATGTATCTACAGATTATACAATATTGCACGGCTTCACATAAAAAGCAACCCTCAAATTTTGAAATATAGTATGGGGGGGGTATGAAACACAGTGTTTACCTAGAAAAACAGGGTATATGGCAAAGAAAGATAGCAAAATGCAATACATAATAGGGGGGGTCTATAAAATTATGTCATATTATGTGCAAAACACTATGTATATATGATAGCAGGTACTTGCATCTGTAAAGGGGTGTAGGGGGGTCTGTCTCTGCTCTAGATCACAGCATTAAAAGGGGGGTCTATTCTGCTGATTCTCTCAACAATGCTTCTATCTTCTGCTCAATCTCACTCTCTATGTCATCACTGGTTCTGCTCTCCTTGATCTCCAAGGTGTCGCTGAATAGGTTCACTGTCTTGCCTAGTAACTCTAATGCCCTGACTCTAGTGCTGTCACTGTCTGCTTCCTTGCTCTCTCTCATAAGCTGTTCAAGAACGTAACTCCTTGTTCGAGTAGTGGAAGCTACTGCATTAACCTCTAAGCGTTTCAATCCATTAGCTATAGTTAGGCTGATACTAGGGTTTGCCATTAACCTACTGCAATCAACGTGGGCGTGTTTAGGTATCTTCCCTGTCTTGGTTAGAGCTACATCATAGACTTCCATATAGCATTCGATCTGACTTCCCAACTTGCCCTTGATGATGAGATCACAAAAGGCTCTCTGTTTCATGGTTAGCTTGGTCTTATCCTTGACCAATTTAAGCGTGGGTTTTTCGTCCTGAGTTTTGTCTTTATCCATGCTTAATATTATCTACCAGTAAGCAGAGTTTCGTAATGCTCACATACTGCAATCTAATAAGATGTTGCATTGATGATATTCATGGTGTTAAGGTATGCACATGACAACGAATATTAAACCAAAAAGGAGGTCTTTATAGAACAGCCATATATGACTGCTAGGTAGCTGTATTACTTATTAAGATACTAACTTAGCTGAGGGTCTCTAGATTTACCCTCGATGATAAAGAGAAGCATCAAAACAAAAAGCGTTCCCTGAGATGTAGTGAAATGGAAACTACTTAGGCGTTCACGATACACCGATACTTGCTACTGCAGTATGTCCTAGGCAGTCCTCCAACTGTCCCTGAATTAACAGGCTGAAGAGAATCCTATTTTGGGGTTCAAGAAACAAAACCTTGGAGGTTTAACTTATGAGAAAAGTATCAAAAGAAATTGCTGAAGCATTTACTGAAAATGTAAATAAAATAATGGGCAATACTAGAATTCGACCAATATCAGAATGGTCGAGCAAAAAACAGCAAGGGGTTTTCTTGCATGACAATAAAATTGCATGGTTCGAGAACAATCATCCTAGCGAAAATTTAAGTAACAATATTCACTTATGTTTTTCAATGTGTGGGTGGGATACAGTCACAACAAGGGAGAGATTAAACGCTATTTTTTCCTATGTTTTTGCATCTGATTCTGTTTATCTTAAACAGATCAAGGGAAATCAAATCTTATTCATTAACGATAGACAAATAACGATAAACGAAAATCTTAATTATGTTATTCGTTCTGTGCATGGAGATGTTTTCCTTGATGACCCTATAAAAAATACAGGGTAAACCAACTGATGATGACTGGCGAGAATCCAGTCGAAATTTTAAAACAGGTAGCAGTAATGCCCTGACCCTTTCGAGGGAATCTTGGTAATTAAACATGACCTTGGAGGGTCAAAAATTATGCAAAAAGAAAATAAACAAATTGGTATGAAAACGCCAAAGGTAATTATGACTAAACAGCTAACTGTAAATGAAGATACAAGTCTGATTTTATGGAAAGCATTAGACATATACAAAAGAAAATTGGAAACCTATGAGGAAGATTGGGGTAATCAACATGACGATTATTTGCCAACAATATTCTTATTGAATCAATTGGATATGGATTGGGATGAAAAAAATGTTAATCCTGAATGGGATAAAAACACTTTTTAAGCCAACTGAAGATTAGCTGAGATGCTATGAAAACAGATAGCGAGTGCTGTCTGTTATTGGTAATTAACTGACCTTGGAGGGTCAAAAATTATGGATAAAATTAAATGGTCTAATAAAAAAGTTATCTCTAAACAGTGGAAAGTTTGGAGAGATAACAAGCGAATAGTAGAACCACATAATGAGATTGATGTTCATATTTATTCTTGGAATGAATATGAATTAATAAAAGAATTGTATGGAGAAAATAGAAGTTATTATTTTTTAGCAAAAGATAATGAATATCTATGTGATGAAAGTGGAGCAAGGGCAAGAATGTTTAATAACATTAAAAATGCCACTAAGCATTTGGAATACATTTTAGAAAATGGTCTTATGTCTAGAGATTGTTGGAAAAATCCAAATGATGAATTTGTCTCTAACACCATTACTTAAACCAACTGAAGATTAGCTGAAATGCTATGAAACTGGATAGCAAATTGTTATCCAGTATTGGTAGTTACTGGTAAATAATATTTATTGGTAGCTGAAACTAACTTGAATCATAAAAACTTTGGAGGTTATTAATATGAAACCAAGTCAAGCATTACTGTCGATTAAGGCAGTTTTAAAAGGGTCTAATACTCCATTCCTTTTAGGGGGAACAGGTATTGGAAAAAGTGCAATTGTTCGAGCATATGTCGATGACATTGCTATGGATAGGAAGGTAGTCGTGGATAAAATTAATCCTACTCAAAATGAGTTTGGATTTATTGATTTCAGACTGTCGTTATATGAGTCTGTTGATTTAGGTGGTTTGCCTTATATCAATGATGCGAATGAACAGAAGAGAGCCTTTTTGGGCAATCTTCCTGTAAGTGGTGAAGGGATTTTATTCTTTGATGAGTATGCCCAAGCATCGAATTCTGTTCAGGCTGTATGTGGGCAATTGCTGTATGAGGGAAGGATAGGAGACTATTCTTTGCCTAAAGGGTGGAGAACAATCTGTGCAGGTAATAGAGCAACTGATAGAGCAGGAAGCAATAAACTTCCTAGTCATGTATCAGATAGATGCACTATGGTCGATTTTGAGCATAGTCCTGATGATTGGTTAGCATGGGCAAGTAAGAATGATATTTGTCCTGAAATTTTGGGGTTCATAAGTTTTCAGCCTGAGTGGTTGCATGACTTTAATGCCAAGGTTACTACCCCACAGCCTAGTCCTAGATCATGGGTGAGGTTAAGCGATACTCTTAAATGCAATCCACCTAAAGAAATTGTGCAATTACTTGTGCAAGGCGATGTAGGTGAAACTGCTAGTATCGAGTTTATGTCATTCCTATCACTGAAAAATGATGTTCCCAACTTGCAAGAAATTTGTGAGGGTGGAGATGTCGAGGTTGTTGATAGTGGTGGTCTGATGTATGCAACTGTCTGTGCATTAGTGAGTGTTATAAAAGAAGCTAGTGATAGCAACTTGCATGACTACTTTGCTAATGCTCTTGATTACATTGAGAAATTTCCTACCCCTGAGTTTGGAATTTTCTTTGTGAGATCGCTTGTTGGAGCAAGAAGCGATATTGTGGATTCTGCAAGATATGGAGAATTCAAGATCAAGAATCAAGACTTAGAAGTCTAGGTCTGAGCAAGGGCAGAATTTATATTTACTGGTTAAATATATTTTCTGCTCTGCTGTCGTGAGATTTTTTTTCTCACCTGAAGAGATCATTAAGATCGAAACAGCAATTTTCTAATAAAGAATGGAGGTTCTTATTATGGATAAAGAAAAATTGACTAATACTCTGTCTGAGAATGCTGTGTTGGTTCGCATGACTGCGAAGCATCCTAGCGGAATCAGAACAGATAAAAGGTTAAAGCGTGATTTAGCGATAGATACTGAAGTATCTAGCGAGAGATTACTGGGTGTTTCTAAGCATATTTATGGAGAAGATATTAACAAATATTTTCGCCACATTTTAAATAAGTTTAGGAATGATTATTACTATCCGATGACTTTGCCTTGGGCAGATAATTCTACTGATATGGATGACAAGGTTGTGAGTGGGTGGCGTTTATGCCCTAACTCACAGTTAGAGTCATTGCAGAATCAAGTGGATGATGCAAAGCAGATTTGGGATAAAGAAGTAGATGAGTTTCTTAAAAGCTATCCACAAAAAATGGAACAAGCCAAAAGAAATTTAGGTAAAGCATTCAACGAATGTGATTACCCTGACTTCGATTCACTTAGACGAAAGTTTAAGTTTGAATTTGAGATATCTACTGTTCCTCAATATGGCTCTGACATTCGTTTGAATGTATCAGAGAAGTTAAGGTCTAAGATAGAAAATGATGTCAAGAATAGAATCAACAATAATATTAAGAATGTTCTTAAAACCACTGTTGATGCTGTCCTTGAACAGACTGATCATTTAGCAAAAAAATTGAGGGAATATGACCCCAAGCAGAAACAAAAAGGTTTCTTTAATGCTTCCAGTTTTAAAGCACTGGAAAAATTAACTGGGTCTTTACCAAATATCAACGCTGATATTTTAGGTAACGATCAAGATATTGCTGATGCTCATCAAAAACTGGTTAGCGTTGTTTCTACGTTTAATGGATACAACAATGGCATTGACTCTCTGAGAGAAGATGATGCTTTAGCTGAACAGAAGCGAAAAGACTTAGCTAAGAAGTTGGAAGAGTCTGCTGATTCTCTTAAAGGTGGTTTTCTTGGAAAAGCCTTTGGAGGAAAAAAGCATGACTAATTTAGCAACTGTAAAAGAGCCACAATTGGCTCATGACTACATAGTTAAGGCGAGAGCAAAACTAATGAAAGGTAATGTGGGCATGGCATCCATGCTCTTACATCTTAATTTAGTGGAAGTTGATCAGTCTAGATGCGACACAATGGCAACTGACGGAAAAGTAATTTATTACTTTCCGCCTTTTGTCTTGGGTCTGAGTGAGCCTGAATTACAGGGTGTACTTGTTCATGAAGCACTTCATGTTGTTTATGAACATCCTTTGAGAAGAGGAAAGCGACATCCTAAAATTTGGAATATCGCTTGTGACTATGTGATCAATGCTTATTTGTACTGGGATTTAAAACTTGAATTGCCTTTGGGCGGTTTACTAGATCATAAGTACAAGGGCATGACTGCTGAAAAGGTTTATGCAATCTTGGTAAAAGATGAAGAAGCCTTGGAAGAAGCGATTGATCAGATTAATCAGCAGAAACCAAAAGGTGAAGAGTCCTCTGAAGAAGAGGATGCTCAAAGCCAAGGTGGAAGCGAAGCAACTGATGAAGAGGGAGAAGAATTATCTGAGACTGGTACAGGAAATATTTCCGATACTGGTATTGGCGAATCTGAATCTGATGAAAGCACTGGAGAGGGTGTTGAAACAGGCACAGATTGGGATTCGATTCCCTCTGCAATTGGCGAAGTATGGGATGCTACTAACGATGAAGGGAAACCATTGACTGATGCAGAAATGCAAGAAGTTAAAGGTGAAATTCAGAGAGCAATTTCTTTAGCTGAAAAGTTAGAGATTGCTATGAGTGGCACTGGTTCTTCAGGTGGTCTTGGTTCTGCTGATGCGAATCAAGAAGTGCAAGTGGATTGGAGAGAACAACTTAATGATCTTTTGCAGTCCTCTATCTCTGAAGAGAATACTTGGTCTAGGCTAAACAAAAGGCATCAACATCGAGGTATTAATTTACCTAGCAAAGCAAAGTCTCCGCAAGGTGGCGAGTTAGCTATCATGATTGATACCAGTGGTTCTGTTTCTCAATACGAATTGAATATGTTCGCTACTGAGATTCAGGCAATGGCTGAGGATTGTGGTCTTGATAAGATCAGGGTGTGCTACTGCGATACTGTTGTTCGTAAGAATCAACAAGGCGAGTGGTGGGATATCTATGAGTTAGATCAAGGCGATGATCTTGAATTACAGGTGAGGGGTGGTGGTGGAACATTGTTCGACCCTCCATTTAACTTGTTCAATGATCATTCAGATGATGTGGATGATGTTCAAGCTATTGTTTACTTCACTGACGGCTGGGGTGAAGTGAGTCCTGAAGTCGAGCCTGATGTACCTGTCTTTTGGGCAGTCACAGATAAAAGCACTTATTCAGAAAACCTAGCCTTTGGCGAAGTGGTCTATGTTGAAACTGCTGACTTCTATAACTAGGATGCGATATGCGAGGGGGGTGTTTCAGGGGTTGCAAGACCCTTGACCCTCCCACGATTCGTTCACTGGTGCGAGTACATGAAGCCTATTTTGGCGATTTCTGTCGGAAAATGTGTTTTTTCCCTGATGAGACCTAAAAGGTCGAAACAGAAACTTAACTATTCAAATATTACTTGGAGGTAAATTATGAATAAAGAACGAGATAAAGTCTTTTCAGAAATGGGAAGCAAATATGGGATTGATATGAAAGGTAAAACTCCTATAGGAGATTTGCCAAATATCATGAGCAAGGCTGATTGGATGTTAGTCTCATGTTTTTTGAAATATCCTAATGGTGTTCCAAAAGATAAATCAATGAGTGAGGTGGATGTATTGAGTTTAATACTCAATGCTATTTATTTTGCTAGGAATGAGTCTGATTTGTTTTTAGATTCTTTTGCTATGCGAGAGAGTCTTTATACAAATCTAGATGTAATAAATCTATGTAAAGATATTCAGGATAAAAAGTATCTGATAACTTTGACTGTGAATCACGAGGTGCAATCATGAGCAGAACAATAGTAGCAACTCAAATATTAATTCAATGGAATGACAATCCTAAAATGGAAATATTACTTAATGATATGCCAGACGGATTAAGACAAGATTTTGATGAATGGTTGTCTGACATCGAAGAGGAGGTGCAATCATGAGTGCTAGTATTCAGACGAAGCATCTAAAGTCTTTTATTGCATGGTTGGAAACTTGCGATTATAGATATTCAATCTCATCTATGAGTGGAGGATTTGTTCATATCAAATTCTTTATTGATGAGGAGGAATTATCATGAATAGATTCTTAACTATCATTGCATCAATGGGTGCTATTGCATTTCTCTTCCTAGGTTTTACTTGGGGAGAGGGATTACTTTCGCAAGAATGGATAGCTAGGGCAGATTACTTTGTGATCTTCTATAGTGGATTGGGAACAGCTTTTTGTTTATCAGTCCTGATCTTTTGCAGAGATTAATCATGAGTTTTTGGGAAGAATTAGAATCGGAAACAATTAAAGTAGGGCATCTATATGTTTTAGATAGCGTGGCAACTTTTGAATTGAATCCTACTCTCAAAGGCATAAGACTAAGTGCAATCATATCTTTAAACATGGGAACTGGATTAGGTTCTAAAGGTTTGGATTGGTTGGTTAAATTGGCAGATAAACATAACCTTGAAATCACTGGTCAAATTCAACGACTGGGAAGAAAAGGTTTAAATGTTGTTCAGCTTAGAACATGGTATCAACGAAGGGGTTTCCATGTAAATAGGCATCTTGGCTTCATTAGAAAATCAAGGGAGGGATAAAATAAATAAGGCGGTAGCTACTTTAATTAGTGGCTATCGCCTTTTTTTTTGGCTCAAAATAAGGTGTTTCAAGGGCATCCAACGGCTGTGTTTTTCTACAGGGAGAAAAAATATTTACTGGTATATAGAATTTACTGGGGTTGTAGAAGAGGGGGGGGATTTTTGTTTACCCTGCTGAAAAAAAAATATATTTACTGGTATATAAACTTTGATGGGTTGCAGTAAATTTCTTACCATCCCAGTTTTTTTTTGAAAATATATTTTATTTACTGGTATTCGGCTGTGGATAACCCTGTGGATAAACTGTTAATAAGTCTTGCAATCTGCAATCATTCATGTATATTAAGAATCATAAGGTTGCTCAAAAACTGGATGAGCATTAAAGGAACAATCCAAATACAACGCCTTTCCAATCACTTCATAAGAGTGAGACCTCCAAGTCTAATTAGTTAGATTTTTAAAGGGTAAGCAGAGATGTTTACCCTTTTTTTTTGGTAGTGAGTGATAGTCCATACTCCAATGAACTTTTTGGCTAGAACTTTTCCCAGACGGGTAAATAATATTTATTTTTTTCTGGGCTGCGATCCATTTGTTTGCGTGTTCCATGTAGAACAGCTTTCAATTTGATTGCATTTCACTTAGAATATAGGAATGTTTGCAGTTATTAGACACACTTACAAGTTAGATATTCCTGACCCAAGTAATCCCAACAGCACTAAGAGTAGTGCTAAATGGAAACATTTGGTATGGGTATTTCAAAATGAGCTAGATGCTTTGACCTTTGCCATTTCATTACTCGATGACCCTTTAATTACATCTAATACATGGCTTCTTAAATCAGCTATTCATCAACTTGAAAACGATAGATTCTATCAAGTAGGAAGAGAGAGCGTTGCCATTGCAGAAATACAGGATGCTCCTGAGATTATTTATACAGATGAAAATATACAGAGTGCATTGGAAGAATTAATAACAGAGGGATTAGAAGATGAAGAGCCTATTCATTAGATGTTCAGAAGAAACTTACGAACTAGCACACGCTTTAGCTAAAAAAGAAAGCAGATCACTTAACAAGCAGATCATTCATATGATTCATAACGAAGCAGATGATAAGGGTGTTGTTGTTAAACCTAAGAAACAAGAAACTGTACCAGTTAAGACTGGTTTACAAGGCTTTGTTGGAACAGCGATACAGGGTTCTGCTGACTGACATACCAATAGTTTTGTAGTGCATCCGCACATTCTTGAATTACCATTACCTCCAAGGCATTGATTTTCTTTGGGTTGTTTACCATCAAATTCCAAAACAACTGTTCTTTTTTTCTCCCAACTTCTTCTGTAATTTTTCTTTGAACTTTAATTAGAATTACAGAGCGAGATTCGGAGGCTGAATTTTGATGACCAGTAAATAATATTTTATCTAGAGCTGGGGTCTGGACAAAACATCCTGACTTACTTAATAAACCAAGATACTTATCGCATACATTATGTTGTTGGGTATCAAGGTCGTTATTAAGAAACAGCACATCTATTAAGTGTTGATCAAGCACTATGGCTCGACCAACTTTTGATTTAGCAAATTGTTTGACTTGAACCTTATGTCTTTTATGAAGATAAGCACTGCCTATATCATTGACATGAATATCTTCTTTAGAATTCCCAGTCATAATCGTCATGTAAGACTTCTTCTTCTGCATATCTATTACTCAATGGGTCAAAAGTTAGACTGGTGTTACCTGTTTTTCCACACCATGCCCACCTTTGCTTCCAACAATGTATCTCTACATTACTTTCCCCACGATAAACTGTCAATCCTGTATCACATTTAGAGAACCAAGCATTACTTCCACTGATATCATTCCCAGTACAAACATTCTTCTTGCCATCCCTGACAAAAGGTTTGGTGGGATGAGCAATAAAGAAACAAAGCACATCAAATTTCTTGCAAAACAACTGAACTTTCGTAAGCATTTCAGAGATAGCATCTGTGACTAAACCTTGATGATTGGACTGGATAAAATTGAATGGGTCTATGACAAGTATCTTTACCCCATATCTCATGACTGCATCTGCTCCTTTTTCTAGAACTCTTTCAATCGTGGGCATCCCTCCATCTTGGTAATCTTGGAATAAAAAATGTTCGTTGATAAAGTGTTGCGAGAAGTCTTTTTCTTCTTGGGTCATCCGTGCATTCTGCCCTTCAAAAAATGGTTTACCAGTAAAACATTGTGCTAACTGAATTGCATGAAGTGTTGGTGGCTTTTCAAAAGAACAGTAGTTTGTTTTCCATCCGTAATTCTTGGCTACATTCACACACAACTGATCAACAAAAGCTGACTTACCATCCGAAGGATAGCCTGTGATCACTGCAAGATAACCTGTCTGCAAATTAAATAGACTATCTACTTGGGCAAACCCTGTGCTTACTCCTTTAGGATATCCTTGGTCATACAAAGTTTGGAACTCCTTATCGTAAAAGTCTATGTTGTTAAGACCATGCAAAGGAACTGGCTGTGCATTAAGTATCTGTTGTCTAACAGTCTTAGCATCTGTCTCTATTAATAGATCATTCGCATCTTTATGTCCAAGGTAATCAACCTTATAACATCTAGCCTTGTTAAGTCTCCTTGACAACTCCTGTGCCAAGGCATCTCCACTATCATCTATATCAGTGGCAAGAATAATCCTCTCAACATCCTCGAACTTTGCTCTCTCACTCCACACATACTTAAACCTACCCTCTTCATTTGGGTCAACCTTCTTGTCATCTGCTACTTTGTTTGGTGCTCCATTTGGAACTGAGTAAACTGTAATGTTGCTGTGATTTTTGAACGCTTCTTTAATTGCAAGGGTATCCATCTCTCCCTCTGTAATTACAATCGTTGATTCAACTGTTGGCAAATCATCTTTGAAAGTTTGCTTACCCCATAGTTTGACTGCGTTGTTATCCCACCAAAAGTCTTTCTTACCATTTGCTGTTCTCCATTTGACTGCGATAGTGTTAGAACCATCGTGGAAAGAAAAACCTATGACTGGTAAATTATTTTTTTCTGCCAAGACGCAACCACAATCCTCCGCTACCTCCTGACTAATTCCTCGTGCCAATAACCATTGAGCAGTCTTATCTGATTTGGTTTCTTTGGGTAGATTGATTGGCTTCATTGGTTTCTTTGGTGGTGTTTTGACGACTGACATTTTAACTCCTTGTGTTCTTGGAAATGCACCATTGATTCCACAATGATGACAATTATAAACTATGGTTTCTGAATTAATATTGACACTTAGTGGGGTGTCTGTTCTGTTTTTTGTTCTGTTGTTTTGGCAACTAGGACAAGTAATCTTGTACTGACCCTGACCCATGTCACCTGTTTTATTGTTGTGGTTAATGTGACTTCTAATATCACTTACCTCTTGACTTTGCATAAGACCTCCCTTACATTTCTTTTTATACTTACTACTTTTAGTAGTTACTTATTAAAATACTTACTAGGTATATATACCTACTAAGTAATCTTCTTAACCCACACAGCATCAATCTCTTTAGCCATATCATTAGCTAACTTCTTTCTTGATAGTAGTGGGTAAGCACTTAAACTTCCAACTGCACCTCTAACCATATCTGCATCGATATGATTGCGTTTTGCTAGTTTTTTAAAGTCATCTGATATAAAATAAGAGAGTGCCTTACTTGAAATATCAATGTCCTTGCTTCCACAATCTCGAACAGCTTGTTTAATAACCAAGAGATCAAGTTTTGTTTCAGCGTTTAAATCCATTCCCAAATATTAATTCATTCCACCATACTAATCAAGGGTTCATCTGCTTATAAACAAATTAACATCATCTCTCTTGATAAAATTCAATTAGTCTATATAATTTATTCATAACCATCTATTGAGGAAAGCATATGGAGTTTGAAATTAAGAAAGGTATACCACTACCTAGATCAAAAGGTAAACCAAGAAAGTACGACTTACCTTTAGAAGATTTAAAGGTAGATGACAGTATCGTTGTACCACTACCTAAAACCAAAATAAACCAAGAACAAAAAATCATTAGGAACTTTGTGTTGCGATTCACTTACAAGAATCCTAACAAGAAGTTTACTGTAAGACAGTTAGCTGATGGCATAGGCATATGGAGAATTAAGTAATGGAAGCACAGATCAAACTCACTAAGACAATGTTAGACAAAGCAATCATAGATGCTAACAACAGCGTAAGAGAGTTTGTTAAATCTTATGGCGTTGACTTTAATAAGATGAAGTCAGGCGATAGAGCCACACTAGAAGCTAAGTTTATTGATGGCACTGAGACTGTTATCAATCTATATAGAACTAACAATGCTAGAGGAGATAGAAGAATATCTATTAAGGGTCTCAAGGCTCAAGCTGAGATTGGCAATGTTGTATCTCTAAGTAAGAAAGGAAAAGGAATACACATTGAAATACACTAACAATCAGAACATACCTGATGAAATAATCAGGGCGGTGCATAACGATAGCTACTCTAAAGGTGCTTCTACTATGTCAGTCACTGGTTTACTTGCTCCTCCTCGCATTAGACTACTTAAAGAGGAACATGACTCTGAGATCAGTGTGGATGTCTCTAACGAGATTTGGAAGCTACTAGGTCAAAGTGTTCACACTATCCTTGAGAGAGCCAATGAGGGCAACGAGGACACCATCACAGAGGAGAGGATGTTCGCCAAGGTAAATGGTTGGACTATCAGTGGTCAGACTGATTCAATCTCTTTAGGCACTAACACTCTTAAAGATTACAAAGTCACATCTGTTTGGTCAGTTATGTCTGCAATGAAAGATGGGAAGATAGAGTGGGAACAACAGCTTAATTGCTACGATTGGTTGCTTCGTCAGAACTACCCAGAAATTTCTATTGACCAGTTAAATATAATTACGATCAATCGAGACTGGAGCAAAAACCAAATGCTGAGAAGTGGGGATGGTTATCCTAAGTCACCAGTCAGTGTCATTCCTATACCCAAATGGAGTGAAGAAGAACAAGAAGAGTTTATCAAACAACGAGTTTCAATCCATCAAGATGCAGAAGCTGATTATCTAATCAGTAAGACATTGCCTTTGTGCAGTGATGCGGAAGTGTGGAGAAGGAAGGATGCTTATCGAGTTATGAAAAAGGGTAGGAAATCTGCTCTGCGTGTTTTGGATACGCAAGAATTAGCTGATGAGTTTTTAGGTGGTCACGATGACAAGAAGATTCTAAACATAGAATTTCTCAAGGGAGAATGTATTCGATGTAAAGACTATTGTGATGTGGCTGAATTTTGTGATCAATTTCAAAGGGAGAAAAATGAAATTATTAGCTAAAGAAAGAGACTTTATCTCAAAAGAGGTAAAGAAGTTAATGGAACAACACCATTTAAAAAAATTAGAAGCACTAAAGCAAACCAAACAATATCAATTATTTGATAGTGAGAGGCAAAGTCTTTATGAGTTAGACCTGAAGATTAAAGAACTTGAAGAAGAATCTAGGGTTAGGCATAACAAACTTCAGGACAAAGTAATGAAGTTTAATTATAGAAAAGGATTTCATTATCAGACAGGTATTCAAAGTCCTTATCATGCACACAGTATGCCTTTGAGTATTGTATGGGATTCTTGGGGTCTGTTTAAGAACCTAGTTGAGAGAGACATCATGATGAACTCTTTCAAGGAGATAGATGTTCCTAAGTTTGTTAAAGATTTATTTAACAAGTACAAGAATATGACTTACAAACAATTAAATACTGAGGAGGTATAAAATGGCTGAGAAAAAACTAACCTATAAAGATGTGTGGGAAACACTATCCAAAGTGGATGTGTCAAAACACACTGAGGAGAAAATGAAACTAACTTATCTGAGTTGGTCAAGGATGTGGATGCTTCTATGTGAGGAGTACCCACAAGCACAATATGAGTTTGTCGATTTCGATGGAGTACCTTACAAGACTCTACCTGATGGCACGGCTGAAGTTGTGACTAGAATTATGATTGATGACTTGGTAAGAGAGATGAGATTGCCAGTCATGGATTATAAGAATAACCCAGTGGTCAATCCTCATGCTAGGCAAGTATCAGATAATGCGATGCGATGCTTGGTTAAATGTGTGGCGATGTTTGGATTAGGCATATCAGTCTTTACTGGTATGGCTGATGAGACTTTGCCTGATGAAGCTAAAGATGAACAGCCTAAAGAAAAGAAAGCACCACCTAAGAAAGCTGAACCTGTAAAGGAAGAGGTTGTTGAAGAGGATGCTATGGGGTCTAAAGGTTGGGCAGATGCTTTTGTTCATGGATTTGTAGAAACCTTGGCTCTTTATACCACGAGGGATGAAGTTGTAAATGCCTATAAAACTAACAGCGAAGCAGTAGGAACTCTTAAAGATAAGTTTCCAAAGCATAAAGAAACTTTAGATGTTGCGATTCAAGAATTTATAAATAACTTACCAAAGGAGGTAAAAGATGACTGAAGAAAGGATGCAGAGTGATGGAGCAATCTTCACTAATAACTACAAGGACAATGAGAAACAGCCTGATTGGACAGGCAAGGTTGTCCTAGATAAAAAGCTACTCAAGTCTTTGGTAGAGAAAGTTAAGAGTGGGCAAGAAGCTGAGATGCGAGTTGCTTTATGGGATAGGCAATCTAAGAATGGCAATGACTACAAGTATTGTCGATTAGATATTCCACAGCCACAGAAGAAACCTGATGACTTTGATGCAGAACCTAGACCTGTAGAGCCTAGACCTGTAAGTAAGCCTGAGATTTCTGATGATGACATTCCATTCTAAATGAGTATTTTACAAAACAAAGAGCAGATACAGGACATAGAAAATTCTATTGACCAGTATATATTTTTTGAATACATGAAGAACTACTCTGATTTGATTGAGCAGTTAAAACCTATCGCAGAGGGAAGTGGGTCTACCCCACATTCCCTTTTGATGGACTATATGTTTTTCAAGATACAAGAAGAACGAGATAAAATTAACCAAGACAGACTGGGGGTTTGATATGGAACAAGCAGTATTTACATACGATGACGATGAATCTTACGAAGCTAATTTCAGCACATGGTTTAGGATGAACACTGATGAAAGAAGGGTGCATAAAGAAGAACCATACTCTGAACAAATTGCTAGACGAGTATTCAATGAAATGCATGGAAGAAAAGCATTAAACAATGTTGAAGATCAGATTGGTAAATTCTTTACCAAGGAGGGTTGATAGTGGATGAGCAAGTAGAATCGTGGATGCATCAAATTAGAACTCTTGCACCACTGATAGAGAAAACTGAATACTTGGTGTTTAAGAATGAAGCTGATGTCAAACAGTTGTTGGCTGTTCTTAAACTCAAGGCACTTGCTGATGGAATGAAAACTACCTCTGCTCAAGAAACTTGGGCAGAGTCTAGTGACGAACTCTATAACGCTAGACTAAGAGTGGGAGAAGCCAAAGGTGGTTTGTCTGCTATTAAGATACAGCTAAGAGCCTTAGAAGTAGGCTTTGAGGAGTGGAGGACTAAGATGGTCAACGCTAGGGAAGAACGCAAGAGGTATGGAGCATGAACCAAAAAGCTAGAGACTTCTTTGCATGGCTTAATGCTTGTCCTTTTAAGGTATGGAAGATTCAGTATGATTCTTTTGGTAAGACTACTGTAAGTTTTATATGGGATGAAGATGTCGAAGGGTAGCAAGAGGAGACCTGAAAAGGGTACAAAGTATCAGGACAATTGGGAAAAAATATTTGGTAAAAAAGATGGCAGTAAAAGGAAGAAACCCAAACGCTAAAGAGAAGAGACATATGGATTCAGTCTCTCAGCTAGGCTGTATCGTTTGTCTCA